CAACTCTTGATGTAAGTTTATTTACAACATCTTACGTAGAAAAGACATTCACCTTTTCTACACCACCATCCATTTATTCAACAACAAAATATTGGATAGTTTTTAATTCTGATGTAACTACAAATGGGACTAATTATTTAAGAGTTGGGGCTGTTGCGTCTGGAGCTTATGCAAATGGAAAGAGTGCTTATTATGGTACATCTTGGACAGCTTATCCTGGCAGTTTTGATTTTGTTTTTAAAGATTATTATGACGATACTACTATAATTACAACCACTAGCAGTAGTACTTCTACATCAACTACAACCTCGACTACAACTACTAGTACATCCACATCAACAACTACCACAAGTTCAAGCACTACAACCTCGACTACAACTACTAGTACCTCAACCTCAACGACCACGAGTACTACTACAACCAGTAGTAGTACTACCACATCAACAACTACCACAAGTTCAAGCACTACAACCTCGACTACAACTACTAGTACCTCAACCTCAACGACCACGAGTACTACTACAACCAGTAGTAGTACTACCACATCTACAAGTACGACTACTACTAGCACGAGCACAACTACTAGTACATCCACATCAACAACAACTACCAGTAGTAGTACAACTACATCTACGACTACTACAAGTTCGAGTACGAGCACAACTACTTCCACTACCACCACGAGTAGTAGTACGAGCACAACTACTAGTACATCCACATCAACAACAACTACCAGTAGTAGTACAACTACATCTACGACTAGTACCTCGACTACAACATCGACAACGATGACTATCACAACTACTTCCACTACCACCACGAGTAGTAGTACGAGCACAACAACTACCAGTAGTTCCACTACCACGAGTAGTTCTACATCAACGAGCACGACTACAACTAGTACAAGTACGTCTACAACAACGAGCACGTCGACTTCAACAAGTACAACTACTACCAGTACAAGCACCAGTAGTAGTACATCTACCTCAACCACAACCACCAGTAGTAGTACTAGTACCTCGACGACGACAACCAGCACGAGTACAACAACTTCGACGAGTACCAGTACTACAACAACCAGTACAAGTTCTTCAACTACAACAAGTACTACAACAACCAGTACTTCAACCACGACTAGTACAAGTACCAGTACAACTGTCACTACAACCTCGACGAGCACGACTACCAGCACGACCACAACCAGTACAAGTACAAGTACTTCCACTACTACCAGTACAACTACCACCAGTACAAGTACAAGTTCAAGTACCTCAACCACCACAACTTTTGCATACCATTTTGAGGTAGATGGAGGTCATGGACAGGCTACAAGATCAATTCATGGGAGTATAGGAGGAGATCCAGTAAAGTTTGCCATAGATATTGACCCTACAGATGAAATAATAGGAGAGTAAAAATATATGGCAATCGCTTATGATACAACTTCCACTAAGGCGGATACCTCTACTAGTCCTGCAACGTGGTCGCATACTTGCACGGGTTCGGACTTGGTACTGATCGTAGGGGTAAATATTTATGCCAATGCCAGTCCAAATTGTTCAGGTGTCACTTATAATGGGACTTCTTTAACTTTAATTGGTAGTAAAAGGTCTAGTTATACAAATAACCAACTAAGTTTATGGTATCTTCTTGCTCCTAGTACAGGAAGTAATACTGTTTCTGTAACATTTTCGGGCACTTCACTATTATATTGTAATGCTTTTGCTACTTCTTATACAGGGGTTGCTCAATCTGGGCAACCCGATGCTGTTGCAGGTAATACTGGTTATTCTGCTAATCCATCTGTAACAGTAACTACAAGTGCCGATAATAGTTGGGTGGTGGGGATGCTGACTGATTTTGCAAATCCAACTGCAGCACTAACACAACGTTGGGAAGATCAATTAGTTGTGGTTCAGTTTGGAAATTATCAAGATACTAATGGTCCTAAGACACCAGCAGGAAATCAAACGGTCAATTGGACAGCAACAACTCATTTATGGGCTATTCAAGCTGCATCTTTCTCTCCAGCAAGTTCAACTACAACCTCAACTACTACTACTTCGAGTAGTACCAGTACTACTACCACAAGTAGTAGTACGACTACGAGTACATCTACTTCGACTACTACTACTTCGAGTAGTACTTCTACGTCTACTACAAAAACTACAACTTCAACAACAACTAGTACGACTACTATTTCTACCTCAACAACTACTAGTACAAGCACAACTACCACTAGTTCAAGTACGACCACTTCGACGACGACAATATCAACTTCTACAACTACGACAAGTAGTAGTACATCAACAAGCGTAACAACAACAAGTACTAGTACAACCACATCTGTAACTACCACGAGTAGTAGTACGTCTACGAGTACGACCACTACCAGTTCTAGTACCTCGACTACTTCTAGTACATCAACTACAACCACAAGTAGTAGTACTACTACGTCCACAACTACAACTAGTAGTAGTACGAGCACCAGTAGTAGCACTACTACAACAAGCACAAGTTCAAGTACTACTACCAGTATCACTACCACCAGTAGTAGTACAACCACATCTACAACTACTACAAGTTCGAGCACAAGTACTTCTACAACAACCACAAGTAGTAGTACGACCACAAGTACCTCTACTACTACGACTAGCAGTTCCACTACAACAAGCACTACGACGACTAGCAGTAGTACAACTACATCTACAACAACTACTTCGAGTAGTACTACAACATCAATCACCGTGACTACGACGAGTAGCAGTACTACAACCACCAGCACTAGTACGACGACATCAACTACTACAACTAGTAGTAGTACAACCACAAGCACGTCAACTTCAACGACTACCACAAGTTCGAGCACTACAACCTCGACTACAACTACTAGTACCTCGACCTCAACGACAACGAGCACCACTACAACTAGTACAACCACTTCTACAACTACCACTAGCAGTAGTACTTCGACATCAACTACTACCACTAGTAGTAGTACAACTACGTCTACAACTACTACCAGTAGTTCCACGAGTACGAGCACCAGTACAACGACCACTAGTAGTTCTACTACAACTAGCACAACTACTACATCTACAAGCACTACTACCACAACCTCGACGAGTAGCAGTACTACAACCACCAGCACTACCACAAGTACAACTACCAGTACGGTTACAACTACTACGTCTACATCCAGTTCAACAACCACCACTTCTACTTCGACTACAACGACTTTACCTTTGAAGTTCGCTGTCGATAACGGAACCAAACCCGTGGTATAATAGTTGAATACTATGCGTCGCGTACGAATACAAAATCCAGCGGTTGATAAGACGTACAAAACTTATTTGGACGCTAGGTATTCTTCTGGAACTAGCCTCACTGTTAAAAGTACTGTTTCTTTTTCAGATAATGACTTAATTATCGCTGGTGAGCCTAGTGAAGAATTTACAGAGGAGAAAAAAGTAAATACAGTAACTGCTCCAGCCACTTTTACTTTAGCCTCGGCTTTAAGTTTTGCTCACAATAAAGAAACTCCAGTCTATAAAGTTTTATGGGATTACGTTTCTATTGAGGGAAGATCCACTTCTGCAGGAACATTCGCGGAATTGACCCAATCTCCTATTCAGTGGGACAGTAAAACCAATGAGACAATTTACTTTCATTCAGGTGGAGATGATAATTGGCAATACAGGTTCAGATTCTTAAATTCAGTAACTACCACCTATTCAGAATACTCACCTACTCTCTCAGGTGCAGCTCCAGGGAGAAAGACGGTTGGTTACATGATTGCCACTATTAGGAAGATTGCTGATGATCCTCTAAGAAAAGTAGTTAGTGATGATGAAATCCTAAGATTTATAAATCGGGCCCAGGATATTGTTTATTCTCATAATCCGAGATATTGGTTTCTTCTGGTAGATACTTATCATGCAGGAACAGGGATTAGTGCAACCGCCAATACTAGTATCTATTCTTTTGCCACCTACACTACTTTCGGACATCTCGATTCAATCAGATATAAATATGTTAGTGGTACAACAAATAAAATTTATAAATTAAGGAAGTTGTCAGACACGGAATTTGATTACAGAACACGCGATCTAAATAAATCTAAAGAGGATGAGGTTGAAGTTTTTAAACTTCTCCCTGCAGATTCTTCCTCAGATCAGGGTTATTTCCAAGCAGATCCTACTCCAAAAAGTGATAGTGTTGGAACATTCTATCCAAAGTACTACGAGAAGATGGCTGATTTGGATACGGTTGACGATTCTACTCAAGTTCCACTTCCTTCAATCCTAGAGGATTACGCAATCGGTCAAGTATGGAAAGTAAAAGGAAATGAGGGTAAAGCCGATTATTATGAGAAGATGTTCTTTGGCCCAGCAGAACCCAAGATATATAGAACCAAGGATATAAAAGAAGTTACAGGATTACCTCTTTTGGACATGATGGATGAGGCTCAGAAAGATAGCCAGGGCCAGCCTAAAAGTTTAATTAGGTTTAGAGGACAAAAATATATGAGTCAATTTTTTGGTAGTGATGCTACCAGGACTCAAGAGGATCGTGCTTTAAATGATTTTTAACTAATGGCAGATGATATCAAAACTAACGAGCAAATATCTGAAATCTCCGATCTTTCGGGTGGGATGCAGGTTGCTTCAACTGAGTTTAACAAAAAATCCAATGAGGTAACTTATGCAGAAAATACCGATTTTGGAGAAGTTGGGGGAGTAGGAAAAGCTCTTGGGTATGCACAGCATGAGAGTGATTTGACCTCAACCACTAGTACTAGTACATCTACCTCAACTACTACTACTTCCACCTCAACCAGTACATCGACTAGTACCAGTACTAGCACAACTACTACCGCTTAGTTTAGTATAACGATATGGCAACACTAAATGTTAGAGGACTCATAGGTTATAATAAGGCCGATAATTCGGTCAATAAACTCTTAGCAGCTTATGGAACGGATATTGTAGACCTATCTACTGGAACTGGGTATGGCTTGGGAATTGAAGTAGACAGTGATGTTGAGTTTAGGGCATGGGCAGACAGGGTGTTCATGCAAAACTACAACGACCAATTAACTTTTAACGGAACTGCATGGAGTAAAGAATATGTGGGTAGGTGCATGCTTTCCAAATATCTCTGTCCCTATAAAAGCAGGATGTATCTGGGATATTGTAAATTTAGTGGCCCACAAGCTCCACTGGATGCTGCAAGTAACGCCATTGTCTTTCCTTCAAGGGTTTTCTATTCGGAACTTTTTCAGGGTACTAGCCTTACTTGGGGGTTGGAATGGGGAAGGAATGGAGCCAGTTTTGCAGACGAGGATAGGTTTGATTTAACAACCACTGGAGGAGCCCTTATTCAAAACTTTAAAACAAACAATATCAAAGTAGGTGATCCCTTGTTTATTACTAATGGTAACGACCAGCTTATTGCGGGTAGTCCCTATATTGTAGCCTCAATTGAGAATCCATACAGGCTAAGACTAACTGAAAAACTTCCCGTAACAGCTACCAGTCTTCACTACTGGGTGGGAAGAAACTGGTTTGATGTAGGAACGGATAACGGGGATTACCTGACATGGCTAGAGGAGAATAACGACACTCTGGCGTGTTTTAAGAGGTTTTCCCTGCATAGATATAACGGATCATCCCTTGCTAAAGTAAAGGATGCTCCTGGAACAACCTATGGCAGGAGCGTAGTTAATATAGGCAACCTTTCAGTCTACTTTCATGGCAGTAATGCTAATACCAGAAAGACTGGTTTTTATGCCTACGATGGGTCGGAATCAACTCTTATCAGCCGTGCAATTCAACCATATATAGATGGTATTGCAGCTTCATATTATCCTTCAGTTGTAGCGTGGCGTGAGGGAACTAAATATCGGGCATATGTAGACACTCTTACCAATACTCAGAGAGATATTTCGATAACTAAAGCTGTCTGTACTTGGGACACTGGAGGGGGTCAATGGCAGATTGATACGATTGCCGATACGATTACTGCAAAAACTACCTGGATAGAATCAAATAGTGAAAAATGGTTTATTGGTACAAGCGATAGTCAGGTTATGGAAACTCCGTCAGGAAACTCGCATAATAATGAGAACATCTCTTTTGCTCTTGAAACAGGGTTTCTTTATCCCTCGACCAGTAATATATATAACGATTTCAACAGGATAAAGATCGTTAGCCGTAGTGCTAAAGGTATGCAAGTTCTTTTTAAATTAGCAGGTACACCCCTGGATGATGATGACCAATGGACTAGTTTAGGGGAGATTGCTCATAACCACCAGGAGTTTGATATGCCTCCAGACAATAACTATGGAGCTGGAATAAACATTAGATTCCAGGAAGTTGGACAAAAAGCGAATACTCTGCTTATTAAGAAAGTTACTGTGTTTTACGTTCCTGCAACTTCCAGAAGTACATGACATATTTAGACAGTGGTTTTAATCAATTTTTCCAAAGACAGTTGGGTTCTTCATTAACAGGAGGAAGTGGTAGTATTAGTCAATATGATTTTGAATCGCAATATCTTGGACTTTCTGCGAATCAGATTAAAAGTGGGGTTCTTTCTTCCCGCGATGGAAATTTATCTTTGGATTTAGACGAAGGAATTTTTATCGTCACTGATGGTGCAGTAGAACGTATAAGATTGGGAAAAACAGAAGATGGTAGTTATGGTCTTATTGTGAGAGATGAAAGTGGAAACACTATACTTCAATTCACAGGAGATGTTAATATCATAAAATCTCCCGATAATAGTCTCGAACTTAACTTTGATAATACTCAAATAATCGTAAGGAGCGTTGCAGGATTGATAAAAGTTTTAATAGGAAAAGATATAAACGGATTTTAATAATGAATGATGGATTTAAATACACTAAAACTTATGAATCCCCTACAGGAGAATTAGTTTATAAATCAGTAATTGGAAATATAAATCCTCACGAGTTAGGGTATTCTAGTGGATTCAATACTCTTAAAGTACATAAGAGTGGAATGATTTCAAAAGCGGTCGGTGGATCGGCATATGCAACAGTGCAAGTTTCTCATGGTTTACTTTATCGGCCAGCTTTTAATGCATATTACAGAGACACTCTAAGTGGTGAGGTCTATCATATTATGAGTGGCTTTGAAGATATTGATTTTGGAAGATCTGGAGCTGAAATTGCAGTGCATGGAGCCTCAAATAACTCCGAAGTAACTTTTACAATTTTTAACAATAATGCTTCCAGTAGAAACGTAGACATTTTCTATGAAATATTTTACGAGGATTTATCTAGTTAAATTATAATTAAAAAACATGTCTATTTTTAGTGAACGTATACAGACAGGAAATGATGATGGTTACAAAGTTGGTAGTGGTAGTTGGCAGGGAACGTCGAATATTATAGAAACAGGAAGGGACACAAACGATATTATTACTGCTTTACGGTTTACTGGTGTTACAATTTCTTCTGGCTCAACTATTTCTAATGCTACAATTACTATTCGTTTTAATAGTGGGCTTAATAATTCTCAAACACTCAAAGTTTATGGAATAGATGAGGATAATACCGAAACTTTTTCTTCAGATCCTACCGCACGATCTCAAACAACAGCTAATGTTTCTTGGAGTGTTACAGGTGGAGAATCTTCTGGAACTGATGTCGTTTCACCTAATATCTCTTCAGTTATTCAAGAAATAATTGATAGAGGGGGATGGTCATCTGGAAATGCGATTGGTCTTTTTATTAACAATAACGGAAGTGAATACGCACATGATTGGATTTCCTACGAGGGTAGTATTGATTATTGTGCCCTCCTTTCTATCACTTATACATCAGGAACTACAACTTCTGTTACCACTACTAGTACCACTACAACCTCAACCAGTATTACCACTACTAGTACCACTACAACCACAATGCCCATACCTCCAGAAATTTACGGAATCAAGGTTCTTAGAGATGGGGTAGTTGATACCAGTACTGGAAGTATCACCCGTCTTAGGGACTATTATTTAAACTCAAGAAGGACTCTGTTAAAGATTCACAAACAAGGGCCATTTTCAATGAGTTTTATGGGTGAAGCACCTGGCGGTGGAGCAAGTGATGTAACAATTGAATTTCCAGAGCTTAAATATAGACCGTTCGTTTTAGTTTACATGCAAAGAATGACGCACACTCCAAGCGTAGATACCAATTACCATTTACTCGATTGGTCGTATTTTGGTGCCACACAAGCGGGTGAAAATTATACCAAGATATACAACAATAAGATTGTTATTAGTTACTATGATCAGGACGCAAGTTTAGATGAACAGCAAATTACTGCTTTGTATGGTTACTATTATATTTTTGCAGAGGAGGTACGCGAATGACACAAGAAGATTACGGAATCAAGGTTCTTAAAGATGAAGTTTTCGGTGAGAGTAAAGATAGAAATGATTTTAACTTTACTAGTGGAGCTGCTACTTATTTAATTGCAAAAACAGTTACTGTTAATGTAACCTCAAACCCACATGTTATTATCCATGGAATGAATTACATTCCTAAGGTTTTAGTTTTTGAGATATTATCAGACCATAATCGCAAGTTACCATACGATACAGGGACAGGAATGAGAGATTTTTCCATTACTTCTAATGAGGTAAAAATACGGGGAGTAACTTCTGGAACCTTTAAAGTATTTATCTTTGCCCAATCTATTCTCTAAGATGTTATAATAACTTGATATGGCAACTCCAACATTTGAACAAGTCTTTCCTGTTTTATATAAGGGTTGGGATCAGCCTTCGGCAAAGCAGGATTATCTAGCTGGAGGATGGAAAAACAAGGCTGGAGCAGAACAGTTTACAGGCGGAACTACTACTGGCAGTAGTGAAACTTCTGGAGGTAGTGTCTTAGATCAGGTAAACAGCCTCATTGAGAATAGTTATAATACCCTTCTTTCTGAAGCTATTTCTAAATTCGGTGAGTATCAATCCAGTAATCCTTTCAATCTTGATGAAGTATTAGCAGCGAAAACTACCGAAGCTGCCGAACAGATTGATCCTTATTATAACGAAACTATTACCAATTATCTTACTGGTGTTACTAATAAGATTCAAAGAAGCAAGGAGGATGCCCAACTGGTCTTGGATGAGCTTAATACCCAGGCTACCAATTTTACCCAAAGAACAGGAGCATCCCTGGCCAAAGCAGTTGAATCTGCGAAACAGGGATTTGCCGACACTGGACTTCTTTCCTCTGGTGCAGCCCTTGGAACCCAGGGAGAGACTACAGTTACTTCCAATGAATCACTTTCGGATTACTTAAGGACTAATACTCTTAATCAGAAAAAGACTAATCTCGAACTAAGCCGAGGACTTACCGATATAGGTTTGGAGAAGAGCCAGACGGTTAGAGACATTGAGAGACAAAGATACACTGATGTTCAAACAAGAGCAGGCGAACTTGCCAAAGAAGCTGCTCAGGAGTATGCCACTGGTTTCCAGCAAACCTTACCTACAGAACTGCAGGCAGCAAGTGGATTTGATATTTTGCAAAACCTGGGAGTGTATTCTTAACTGATATAATATAAATATGACTGTAGATTACTCATCACTCGACCCTCTAAAGGAGGCTGCGTCAACCGCAACCACTAACTATGCAACTGCGGTTGAGTCCGCACCTTCTCTTTTACAGCAATTGCAAAAGAATTTAACCACTCTTTTTACTACCGATAATCCTATTCTCGAAGAAAGAAATACGAGTTTGGCAGATTATCTCTCTGCTGGAGCCAATGCCAGATCAGACATTCTAACAGGAAATCTACCAACAGTTGAAGGAAGTGCTCTTACCCTCTCCCCCACACAACAAAATGCAATTGTCTCAGGGAGAAAAGCTGCAGCCCTGGCAAAGCTGATTGGCCTTAATCAGGCTGTTACTGGAATATACGGTAACATGTCCAGCACAGTTGAAAATACAGGTGATCTTTACCAGTCACTTCTGGCGGGAGAAAAGACCAAAGCGGAATTGGCACAGCAAACATATAAAGATGCTTTTAGTGAGCTGACCCAAAAAGAACAACTCAGACTTCAGGAACTTTCTACCATGCTTTCCGCAAGCGGAGCAGGAACTGCAACAGGAAGAGCAGAAAGTGTCTTAAATAATGTAGCCACTGATGCACGCTCAGGAGCAACTTTATCTGATATTATGAAAAAATACTCGACCAGTGCTTATGTTACACCAGCAGATGTTTTAAGGGTTTATAACACCAATTCAATTTATGGTACGGCTAAAGAGACTTCCACGGAGTTGCAAAAGATGTATGGCATTACTCCCAACATGACTGCAGAGCAGATTAATAAACAAGCAGCCTTAGTTCCCGCACAAACAGCTATTGATGAGATTAGAAAGTTAGATCTTTCTGAAACTGGCCCTGATAATAGGATGGCGCAAGTATCTCTTAACTACCTGGGAGGTATAGGAGTATCGGAAAACTTGGTCAGCCTCAATCAAAACTTTGAACTCTTGAGACAAAAGGTGGTTAATGCCTTACAGGGAGCTAGGATGAGTGATAAGGATATTGAACTGGCTAAGGGTTACATCCCCAGTATTATTGATACTCCACAGGTTGCCCAGACTAAATTGAACAATTTACAAACATTTATCAATAGCTTAATGGGAACTACCTCAACGACTAGTAGTAGTTGGGAATTAATACAATGAGCCTTGTAACTATCAGAAATAAACAAACGGGTGAAGTCAAACAGGTGGATAGTAGCGAACTATCCAATTATGGAGTGGGTACATCTAAAACTACTGAAAAGAAAAATATCCTACAAGGAAACACCCTTCCAGTTGCGGGGGGAATCTTAGGTGGAACCGTGGGAAGTCTTTTAGGAGGATTACCTGGCGTTGGTGGTGCTGCTGCAGGATATGCAGGAGCAGACGTTTTAAGAAAATCCCTAGCTGATCTATTGGGAATTGATATTTCAGGTAGATCTACCGAAGCAGTTGGTGACATTGGCCAAACCATGGCTGGAGCTGGAACAAGTGCGATAGCTCAAGCTCTTGGAGAGGGAGTTGCAAAGGCAGCAGGATTTGTAGCCCATCCTATTAAATCTGTTACTAATAAAATGGTGGTTGAACCCCTAAAAAAGCTTGCCACGACTATTGATATTGGAGATGTTCTTTCAACTCTCTTTCAGAAAGGAAATCAGCAGTTTGCTAAAAATGTCATGAGTTCAGAATTTTCCCCTGCATACAATACCCTGGCATCAGATGTTGCATCCTCGGTAGCCAATCTTGTCCCTCACGAAGCAGCCCAGAATGTGGCCCCTGGAGTTGCTCAGACCATGGGGGATGTGGCTTCTATGTCTTTACCTATCTCTGAAGCCAACTTACTTAAAAGTAACCTTCAACGTGGGGTAAGCGAGTTCTATGGAGAGAGAGGGCCTGCAATAGTGGAACTACGGAAACTTCTAGCCAGTGTCTTAAAACAGGAGATTGAACAGAAAGCTCCAGCTTCAGTTGGGGTAGGCAATAAGATAGCCAGCTTAATGTACGGACTACCAGATACCATGACAGGTCTTACTTATGCTCTTCCCTGGGCTGCAGGAAGATCAGTGAGGGCTGCTGCAGGTGTACCTATTAAGTTAAGCCAGTTTCTTCTTAGTAATCCCGCAACCCAAAAACTAATCCCAGCATTAAGCCAACTGTTGACAAACTCAGGAGAGAACCAATAGAATGATATGTCAAGAAGAACGGAAAATACGGAAAATTATATGAGTGACCACGATATTTTGATAACTCTTAAAAGAGACATGAAGTATGTCGTAGATGGATTAAAAGACCATTCCCGTCAGATAGAATTTTTAACTAAACAAAATCAATGTAGAAAAGACTGGCAGGACGATAGGGATATAAAGGAGAAATTTATAATCGCAGTTGCCTCTACCATTGGAGCCTTCTTAATGTTCGTAGCAGGAAAAATAGTAGACTTTTTCCTAAGTAAAAGGGTATAATATACTAGTTGTATGATCACCTTCCAAGAGTTCGTAAATAGACACAACGGAAAGTTCGAAGAATATAATAACGACAAATACAAGTTCCAGTGCATGGACTTGTTTTGGCTTTACCTCAAGGAAGTTGTAGGCATTGATCCTAAGCCGTACCAGGGATGGGGAAACCCAAAGAATGTTTGGAATAACTTCTTAAAAATAACAGACGCATCTAAAAACTTTGAAAAGATTCCTAATGTTTGGAACGATCTTAATTGCCAGTCTAAGCGGGGCGACATCATTTTTTGGGGTTTTTACCCTGGCGTTACAGGTTGGAATGGACATGTAGCTATTTGTTCAGGTGCTGGAGCAAAAACAATTATCAGTTTCGACCAGAATTATCCTACGGGTTCATTTTGTAAGTACGTGAACCATTCTTACCGCGGAGTATTGGGTTGGCTACGCCCCAAGGCTAGATAAAAGTAGCGAAAATGAGGAAAAACAAAAAGTCTTGTAGTGTCCCTGTTAGAAAAAACAAGACTGTCAGTAACAAAAAAAGTGAAAAATATCCTATTGAAGTCGAAGCAGAAAAACTAATTAGAGAATTACGTTTGACTTTGCGGAAGACTGTCAACTGGTTTTTCTTTTACAAACCATTAAATAAGATGGACTCAATTAACCATATCATTCAGGTACTAGCTTTATTAATTGTTATCCGTGCTATCGTCTTAGGAAGATAACAGGAGGTGATTACCTTGACTATTAAAATACCAACCGCACTTAAAAGTAGAAAGTTCTGGCTAGCTGTTGCTGCAGCTTTTATTGCTTTTGGTAATACTATGTGGGATTGGGGTTTTTCTCAGGAACAAGTGAGTGCAGTTATTTCACCACTGCTTATTTTTATCGGAGTTGAAGGAGCTGCAGATGCACTTAGTCGCTTGAGTTCGAAGGAATAGGTTTCCAAGGAAAGTCTATTAGGTAATACTTCTTTCCCGTAAATACGCTTTTAAATTCTGTTTTTGTGGTATTAGCAAGATAAGTAACTAGAGATTTATATGGGTAAACTTTCCTTTCTCCAGTCATAAGCCTAACAACCAAGTCCTCTTTTTTGGCAATGGCTTTTTTTACGATATAATCACGTACTGAAACGTGACCCATCCATATTTTTCTAACGCTCACAATCATGTTAGTAGTTTAAATAAAAAAGCAGTTACAACCATCCCAAAAATTAAGCCAATAACAAGGGATATTATTTGAAGAATGTAAAAATGTTTCTGGTTTGGCATGTTATTTTCTAATGGGAATATCCAGTCTTTGGCAAGAAAAACAAAGAAACTTTCCATAGTAATAGTAACTGTACTTTGCTTGCCTTTGGGTTAATGGACGGTCACAAAGTTTACATTTAATATGTGTAAACTTAACCCCCATTTTTCCGACTCGTTCTATAAATTGTTCAACGTGTGTTTGAAACTCTGGCACATTAAAAGGGCATTGCTTCTCCATTTACTGTTACTTCCTCAACTGGTCTTTCCTCCATTCCTTCTTCTCCTTCAGGATTAGTTTTAGTTCTGATAATGTTCTCAATCGTTTCTTCCATCGTTAGAACATGGTCTTTTAAAAACTGGAATAAACCCATATCGGTGACTATTTTGAGGGCCTTATTCTCATCTTTGGCTATTTCGAAGTTTACAATCCAGCTTTTACCGAAAGAATTGGTTATTTTTTCTGTAGTCATTTTAACCGTAAGAGCGAACATAGGGATAGGAAGAGGTTTGCCTTTGGTATATTTAGATGCTTCTTTTCCAAAATTCCAGAGATTTTGAAGTTTAAGACCAGTAAAATACATCATGAATGGTTTAAGTTCATTTTCTTCAATAATTACTCCGCTCATGATTTGGTTGAAAACTTCTTTTTTCTCTTGATCATTTACTCCAGGAGAACGAAATCCTCGACTAATGGTTAAAATATGACAAGTAACCTCAGGGAACTGCTCTTGGGTTGGTTTATAGAAGAAGTATCCATCTTCTGGTTCACTTCCATCAGCCAGTTCATTAGTGCTACTACGCCCCGTAGCATGAATTTTAAGGAGGGGTAGAGCTCCTGAAAGGTTCCCAGCACCTATTTCGGCATTATCCTTAAAAGCTTGGGTCAGCTCAGCATTGGCATTAACGATAGCCAAAGCATCTTTTGCTTTTTCCTCTTTTATCTCAGATCTTATTTTATCGGCTGTTTCCCTTGCCTTATCTTTTCCTGTAGGTTCCATTATTTTTTACCTCCTTTTTTATAATGCCATTCACCAGATCCACCTGGTAAAAAGGCTACCACAATTTCATGAATCTGTGCTTTAGTAAACATTCTAACTGCCCCTTCCCGTGTGCCTATTGGTCTTTTTACATTGGTAGTAGAACGGGGGAGTGAGAGTTTCTTTTTCTTTTCTTGCCTATATACCCAACTTGGGGAAACACTTAGTCCCGCTTTCTCAAAAGCCTCGATGAGGTCATTCATTGTGTACCTGTAGTTATTATCAATTAACATTTTCTGGTAGTGGACGCGACTCTATCGCGAATATCTGATCAACTACAATTTTCTTAAGGAAGGTAGTCAGTTTATCTAAATTTTCCTGGGTTAAGGAAATATTTCCCTCTTGTAATTTTTGGAACTGAACATAAATGCAATCAAGATAGAAAACGATTGTAAAACCCTTGGGAGTAAGGATAGTTGATTGTGCTCCTACGAGTTGTCCTCCAGATGAAACCAGGGAATCCATATCAAAAACAAACCCAATCTGGGAACCAGTGTGAGGAGCCTTATCAAGAATAATGTTCCTTAAACACTCTCTGATAATAAATTTATCTATCAATATTACCTTTCCTCCTGAAGAGGCAGAGGTTGCTTTTCTCTTGGTGGGAGACTTTCTTTTCGTATGTTTTGGTTTTCTAAAGAAGCTGAATCTTTTCATATATTTAGTTCTAATTGGGCTAGTCAAAGAAACGATATGGCATGAGTTTAATTTGGCTAGCCCTATTAAAATGTACTAACTTCATTATAATATCGTATTTATTTGTAATTGTCAAGAGGGTGTTGTTTTTTAGCTTCATTTTCTGCCTTTTCTTTCCTTTCGTGCACTGTTTCATCTATTCCACAAATGGGACACTCGTAGGCTTCAATGTCCAAAGAACAACGGTGCCTATTAAGTTTTAAAGGTGGTGGTTTAATCTCTTGTTCTCTTTCCATATTAGGATTCACTCTCGGCAGAGAAGGGAAATGGGTTAAACAGGCTCTAATTCCTAGATTTATCTGACCGCTCGGGAAGAGAACTCTCCCCGTAGCGAATTGTTAACAATTGATTGACTAACGGGGGTAGATGCAGGGAGTGGTGAAATGGTATCACGCACGCCCTGTGAGCTTGAGTCGTGAGTTCGATTCTCACCTCCCTGACATATACTCCGGTTAACCAATCAATCTTATTTTCAAATTGCTGCCTAGTGGAGTGGGCAAGGAAGATGACATAATTCATCTTACTCTATATTCTTCAATACTTGTCAAGTCTCGTATTGTACCACCCCAGAATTAATAATCAAATTTCTGATAAATTTTATCTTTCATAATTTTATAAATATACTTCTAAATTAAGGGCTTAACTCTTGGGGTTTTGGGTATTCTATTTCCAACCAGTGTGATTGGCTCGTATTCTACCCCAAGAGCTAAACTCTCAATTAAAGTGCTTCTAAACAGGTTCTTTGGTGAGGGGGAAGTTCCTACGGGAGTTGCACCCCACCACCTCGTGGCTATAGTTTTCCCCCCTCCCAAAAAATCTGTTATATGTGCTTTCAAAAGTCCTCAAGGGTGGAGTGCAGACTCGGTTAGTTAATTTCTGCTCTCCTATCCCACATTCTCGCTTAGTATGCTAAGTCAGTCGGAGTCTGTGGTCTTACCGCCTCCTCCACCTTACATTTGTATATTTCCACAAAAAAGAAGTTATAGTTGCTATGGTTTTTGGACTAAATTCTTCTTTCCAATCTTTCAACTTTTTATTTGTCATAACTTTCTTCTCCTTTGGTTTTTTATTTTTCATAGTTTTTGAGGAGACGTAAAACTTGGTCTATTGCTCTATTAAAATACACATTCGTATCTATTGCTCCCATTGCCGTAGTATAACCTTCTGGTAACCTCATCTTCTCCACTTCCTTGTATAGTTTTGATAGAGTCATTTTACCAATTCTTTGTATTTATCAATCGTAACCTCTAAAAATTCAAGTAGCTCATCTATTATAGGTTCTTCACGACTATTCATCATGTCTATTGTTGGCTTTCTCATGTATACAGTATTGGGAAATTGACCCATAAACATCTTTCTGGCTTCCCTCTTAAAATCTTCGTGATTTATTTTGTTCTTATTTTTCATAGTTCTTTCAAAAGTTTTATAATTTCATCCAAGGCAACATTCCAACTATCATAACTTGGTCTGCTATTAGCTTTTTTTCCCTCTACCTTCTTAATCATTTCTTCCCGCATCTCCACTCGGTCTTGGTCAAGTAAATCAAACAACTTTTCAAACTGTTCATTAGATAGGCAATATCCACTAGTACCATCCTCACTATGATAGGTACAGATTTCTCTAATCTTCTTTTCTACTTCCTTATTCATTTTGTTGACAAACTCTCCCTTAGCGTAAGCTCCATGAAACTTCTTCATCTGTACGTCAGTTGGTTGGTCTCCCCCCCAACCTATATAGTTTGTTCCTTTACTTTTTTTGTTTGTCATGTTCTTTTAGAGTGTCTAAGTATTTTCTCTTTTAATTTAGTAATGACGAAAGTTTTTAAGTAGCTCCTGACTTCTGGGTGATTGGCGAAAATGCTACTTTTATCAATTCTTTTTATAAAATCCTCCCGTAACACTCGGTAAATAAACTTTTGTGGCAGGGTTCCTGTTACTGTGTTCACATCTTCAACCAGATTTCCGACCCTTCTAGTAAGTTTAGGGTCTTTAATCTCCGTCAAGAGTCGTGCGATAGTCTCCGAAACTTTGTCTTTTCCATAAGTTCCTTCGTCTATCTTTTCTATTCCCTTTTGTTTTAATGGGTTAGACATGAGTATCTTCCAAAACAATTCCACACCTTGGACAAAACTGGAACAGTTGATCATTCCGTAAACCCACATGGGCTATTGTTCTACATAACTCATGTGAAACATAAGTTGTTAACCCATTATCCTTTGCGTTCCCCTTCACCTGCCCTAAATCTTTCCACCCTTTTGGGAACTTAAAAAATAGAAACCTCGTATAAGGTAAAAATTGTAATTTATTTACTATCTTTTGTTTAGACATGGTTATTTAAGCAACAGAACTTGTTCAAACCATTTTTCTAGTTTTTTGATAAGTCCAATTAAAGTCTTGTCTGCCACAATAGATTGGCCCAAAATCTTTTAGCGCTTTTACTTCCTTTGGTTTTTTATTTGTCACGGGATTATCCCTTCCTCCACTCTGGCGGTTTAACTTCAATCTTTATATTACAATTACATCTTGCTACCCAAGGAGCATTACCAGCTCCACAGCTAGGACAAATCCAGCCAACTTCTTTTTTATTTATTTCCTTCTCCTTTGGTTTTTTATTTGTCATAAGTTTTTTATTTGTGGGAGGAATTACACCTCTTTTTTGTATATCGGTTGTAATGTTTTCTACAAAGATAAACCCCTTCTCTAATAGAACAATAACTCGTAAAGACACAATTTAGAATAGAACACCTTGGCATACCTTCAAATTTTTCATTCATGGTTATTTCTTTTTTAGTTGTCTCTCCCAAGTAATAATATTTATAAACAATATAAAAGCTAGAATACACAATATTCCATCCGTACCAAACCATTTGTTAAAAAACCACATCATTATTCCCCAAAATCCAATTTGAAATATAAATTTTGCAATTATGTCAAATGTTGTCATATTCTTAATCTTTCCTTTCTGCCTCTAGGGTTAGTAGAGACAGTTGCAAAGGCTACTTGATCCAATAACTTTTAAGTCTCTTAAGATTATTAAGAACCAAATTGATTTCGTTTATTCCCACTGACCCCATTCCAGGCATATCCTTTAATAAAACAACAACGGCTCGTTGAGATATTGGCCCAGACATTAACAACTCAAATGCACTAGCGATCTTTACGATTGATTGAGCCAATAACTCTGGTGTTTCTGGGTTTTCTTTATCCTTTATTATTTTTATATTACTCGCCATTTTATATTCACCTCCCTACCTATAAATAAAATAAACAATTAAAATCCATATTAAGAGTCCTCCTAACATAATTAAGTGAAATTTAAGGTTGTTAAAGTTGTTCATGGTTTATGAGTATCTAATATATTCTATGTTGTCGTACGGTATAAAATACTTTACCATCAGCACTTTATCACTATATCCTGAGTGTTCATTTACTTTGATAAATACACCACCCTGTTGCCTATCAACTTTTTCCGTTTTCCATTCCCCTTTTTCTGTTTTGAGTTTTATATAGTCCATATCTGTTTTAGTTCAATTCTTAGTTTGGCAAGTTTTGCTTCGTCCGAAAGATAGACATCTCCACCAATATTTCTAATAAATATACACTCGGAGCGGTCGCAAAACTCTTTAAAGGGACAGTTTATCTCGGTGGGCTCCAGGCCCTCATTAAATCCTTTGACTTTAGCTTTCATTTCAATAGGACAAGTTTCCATGTTATTTTTTTATTCTTTCTAAATAATATTTATGCCTTAAAATTTTGACTCTCTTGACACATTTATCACAGAATCGGTTGTGTTCATTTCTTGGTTTACCGCAACTGGCACAATTTCCTTCATCAATTCTCTTCTTCTGATAAGCTAGGGAGGTGGCCGTCCGTTTACCTCTGTTCCTCAAGGCCCATTCCCTATAGGAAACATCACAACATTTCTTACACCAATACGCTATTTCATCTCTCCGTTTATATAATTTGTAAAAACCACTGAGATATTTTACTTTTCCGCAATGGGGACACTTCTTTTTAACTTCAACGTGTCCAGTCTTAAGATCAACAACATAAATACAATTCCTTCGCGTTTTAGTGATTGTTAGTTGTCCATTTAAAATTCTTGTTTTCATATTCTTTGAAAAACGGATCGCTTTATACTGAGTAAGCAGGAGGCCATCCGTCCTTCAGAAAACATGAAACCTCGCGACTGCTTCTACCCTCAACCCATACTAGCTATTTACCTGTATAACATCATACTTGATAATCGTTTGATTGTCAAGAGGATAATGTTTCCATGTTTTTGGGCAATTCTATATTTCGGCCTTGAAGGGGTAAAGGGGCGTACTCCTAACTCATGACGTAGACACTGGACAGCAAAACGCTGGGCAGCGTGATTCTTAATAGAATAGATGTAACGATTTACTTTTTGGCTCAACATATACAGTAATCTAACCCATAAGAAATGAATATAGGAAAGATGATCAATACACAAATCCTTTAATCAGTTATCAAAGCTATACCAGTAATCTATATACATATGAAATCTGACTTCTAACGAATTTCAAGAAGTCCATTGACATAGATGTATAGATAAGGTAGATATGCTTCTAACCTCCCTACCCTGAGCAAGTGCAAAAGATAGGGCAGTTAGAGCATACCTTCTTCACTCCCGTGGCGGTGTTGCTCCGTCCAGAGACTTCCGACAAGAAGAGCCAAGGTGGTTGTGACGCTTGAAGGATCTTAAGCAGAATCTCAAACGCCTCAAGAGTTGATGAATGTATAGTCTATTGGTAGTCATAAGCACGAGAGTAACAAAGGTCGTAGAGTTCTGAGTACCAGATGCAACCAAACTTGGCCTTGAGCTGTTCCAGTCTGGCCTTTTCCCTTTTAATCCGCTTCTGTACTTCCGAGAGCATCATCTTAGGGAATTTCGCGACTGCCTTCTGAGTTCTTCCTCCAAAGGATATACCACTGGTTAATTGGGCCATGAGTTCATTTTCCGATAGATTCATACTGGAAGCCAACTCATCAGAAGAGACACCACAAATATCCTCTGGGATGTGCTCTCTAAAGAGCTCTCCAGTTTTACGGCTCTTCTTTTCACCTGCAATAGCTAAAAAGCTTCTCATCTTCTTAAAGGTAGATAACTCGGCATTGCTACTTTGATCCATAGCAAGATCTGCTTTGGCAGCTCTTAGTAGCTCATTTTCGTATTCTTCCATTTGTTGTAGTGTGGGTTCCATATGTTTAATCTTTATACGGAAGTTGTACCTGTTTAGGTTTATTCAAAGACCAATAATCCAGGAGGGCACTGGTAATCTCCTCCTTTTTACCCTCCCCTGTTTTAGTTTTTCTGATAAGTTGTTTAATTGATTCTTTTGTCATAATGAATGTTAGACTTGCACCCTTCTTATTGTTGCCCTCAGAGTCCAGAGTCGAGGGCAATGTAAAAAGACTACTTATACAGACTTTTCAACAATTCAACTACTTTCATAATGGCCCCTTCATCATTATAGTTAAAATATAACGGCATCCTTCCATTTTTTCTAAAATCAGAGACTGCATGGAATGTCTCAGGGGTAAAGTAGTTTACAAATCTTTTAATAGCTTGTTTATTAGTAAATTTAATGGGTTTAATTATACATTTCATAATTTTTCACCTTCTTTCTTTAATTTCCTTATTGCTTCCCCTTCCTTAACTGGTGAGGGGAAGGATAAAGAAATTAGTAAATACAAGTCGCAACATTATAGTTATTTTTTGGTATAGGATCTTTACCAAGATAGATGGTTGCTCCTCTTGGGTCAGTCTGGTAAAAGATATTTAGTTTTAACTCCTTGGCCATTTTGTTGGCAGTTTTGTAATAGCTATCTGTTATTCTGTTATATTCATCTTCACTAATCTCTGCGTTACAGCTTTGACAGTAGATAGCATTTAGTTGATCTCCAATTCTTTTAAAGTGTTTATAGTCCACCTTGGTTATTCCCAATTTCTCACAAGCGAATTTGACATGTTCGTTGTAGTACATTTTTTCTTCTTTGATAGTCATATGATTCACCCCCTCCTCTTCCAACAGTTGTACTTAAATTTTAAACGTCTGAGTAGTTGATGTCTCTTTCTTGATAGGTAGATAATAATATTGAGAGGATGATCTACTGCGTTACTCCAACACCAGTAACCAAATCTGAGGCAAGCATGGGTTCTTTTGGGTGTGTACTGTTTGCCATCTTGGGTAAACTGAGAAGATATGGAAAAACCGCTCACCATATATAAATGTTCAAAATTGATTGATTCATACAGGGTGGGTGGATCGTTATATAGTTTTAGTTTCATAATAGTTTAAATTTTAACAGGTACTTTTTATTGAATCTTGGACTACACTTTCCACAAGATATTTTTCGTTTCCTATTATAGAGAGTAATTCTTCCGCAATTTTTACAAGTAGCTGAGTATTTATGTTTTGGAACAACAACCCTATTTGAATATATTCTTGTACCCCTGCATCCAATTGATATTGCAATTTCTTTCCATTCTTTATTGTGGTGTGCTTTTGCTGGAGCCAATGCATGAGCTATCTCATGGAGTATTACATCTCTAACCTCGTCAATCGGATTTAATTCTGTTAACATTCTGGATAGGGTTATTTTCTTTTCCTTCGTGTGGTAACAGCCAAATCGTCTTACAGAAGAGTCAAAATCAAACGACAAATCTATCAGGTTGTGGTCTTTTATAAGTTTTATTGCTAGATTCTTTGCTATTTTTTTATTCATAATTCTATGCGTGCTATTTATCCGTATTGGGTTATATAAGAAATATTACTCCTTCTAAAATAGAAATGCAAATTTTTTATAGCCAATCTTTCGGTCAAAAGCTAATGAAATAGCTTTGAAATGTTAGATATTTTGACCAATTTTAACCAATTTAGCCTTGAAATTAATAAGCAATTTAGTAATTTACTGATATGTTACAATAAATATGAATAAATAGAATATATGGAGAAAAAAAGAAAGTTGGATGGCAAATTAACCCACAGTCAGAGAAACTTCAAGAACATAATAGTTAAACAGGTTTTATCGGGAAAGCCCGTAAATGGTACGAGAGCAATCATGGAAAGTTACGGTACTAAGAATGTTAAGAGCGCTACTGTCATGGCTTCTCAAAACTTAAAAATTCCTAACATACGAGAAGCAGTTGAAGAAGCCCTGCGCGCTAAGGGTTTGGATGCCCCGACACTAGCAGGAGAGGCAAAAAAATTAGCCACAGCCAAGGTGGAAAAAGTATCAGCAGATGTTAAATTAAGGGCAATACAGGACATCTGGAAGCTCCTGGGGGCCTATCCTGATCGTAAAACAGCCCATCTTAACGTCAACTTGAGTGGTAAGATCAAGGATCTATCATACCAAGACGCTAAGAAAACACTACTAAAGATGAATGAGGAAAGCGGAGTCTTCATTGAAGAGGCAGAGTAGGCCTATAATTCTTTTTGACTATGTTCTAGCTTCATACTAGTGTCGCATAATAAACATTGTGCGACCTATCATGCCTGACTGTATCATATAATGTCACTACCCCCACACCACCCAAACTGTAATGGAATTAAGACTATCAAGGGTATTCTACATGCGGGGCATGTTCCCAGGCATTATCCCCTTGACAAAAAATCCCCACTTGTTTAAAGTGGGGATTACATGAACACCTTCAGGTTACCATTAACAAACCACAAAGTCAACTTTTTCCCCTTTTTCACTCCTATTTACATGACCGCGGGAAGTAGCCAGCAGGGAGCGGTATACAAAACAAGCTGCGAACTATACTAGCGGCATACCCTTAGCCGAGGAAAGAGGGGACAGAGAAATACTGTAAAGGTTGCAACCAATTTAATATCACTAGGATCAGGCTGTTATTCACGGTCTTTTTGGCGTGGTCGTCGTATATGTCAAAAACCCTTAACAACCCTGAAGTCTCCTAGGGCTATCAGTAGAAATATAATATATATTTCTCTTTTAGTAATCTCTTCTTTAGAAAATCACGCCGAAAATTTTTTTGACTTTTTTAACCGATTATGTATAATAAATTAAATGTAGGATTTTTCTTCAGCTTTCCGACAGCTGGCCTATATAATTAATGAACTGCTTATAAATGGTAGCAAGATACTGTTGGGCAGGCGGTATCACGCATCACGCTATTTATAGGCGGTTCTTTTTTTATCCCCATTCACAGAAAACGCTCGGATGTTATAATATGATCAAATGGCTAAGAAACAGGTAGACCTCAGAAAATTAACCACATTCCGTAAACGAGAAGAAATTAAACGCCGTCGTCACGAAGAACAGGAGAAACTGGAGGTTCTAGGCCAGGAATCAGACCAGAAAGCCGTTAAATGGGTCAGGGAGGACTTGGAGAATAGAGAAAAGACTGATCGCGAAGAAGAAAACCAAGGTTTAGAGATCCTTACTACCCTTAGAAAGAATGTTTTAAAATATAATACCTTTCTTACTACTTTAGTCTATGCTTTCTTAAAAGGAGAGGATATCTCTCCCAAGTACACTATAGATGTAGTTACTAATAAAATAGGTATTGCTGTTGGAATACGTGGTACAAACTTCAGAGGAGCCTTTAAAACCACTGGTATGCCCAAATATGATCTCTTTGCAGCCAAACGCCTTGCTATCCTCGTAGGAAACACTACAGCCCATCTGGATGGCTATAGACCAAAATCAGAGGGGGGAATTACTCTCCCAGATGAGGTAGATACAAAAAAATATGGACGTAAGAGAAGAATTTGAACCAGGGCCAACCAGTAAATACCGTAAGGAGCTTAATGAGGAGATCTTAAAGAAGCATGAGCTTTTTATGGCCATGCTTAGAGAAAAAGCAGGTAAGAGCCTCTATCTCCTGAACCGTTATGTCTTAAAAGTGGAAGAGGGGGACAAAGGATATGTTAAACTGGCCCCTTTCCACAAGGAACTTTGTAACTTTGTCCAGGATAGGCAGGACAAGAAGAAACTGGTTTTAATTCCCAGAGGGCATTTAAAAACAAAATTGATTACTAACGGCTATCCTATCCTTAAGATTATTCAAAACCCGAAGGTTAGAGTTCTTATTTATTCCGCAACCTGGCAGACTGCAGTAGATATTCAACAGGGGATTCAAAGAACTATCCAATCTTCAGAAAGACTGCAGGAGATATGGGGAGATATTTTCCAGAATCCTACTGAATGGAGTCAGGATAGGACACGTCTGGCAGCCAATGACAAAAGGGAGCCTACCTTAACTGCTGCAGGGATAGATAATAACCTGGTTGGGGGACATTATGACTTAATCCTTATGGATGACGTAGTAAATAGAGACAATATTGCCACTCAGGAACAGATTCAGAAGGTTATTCAGCGTTACAAAGACAGTTTAGATCTCTTGGAGCCAAATGGTGAATTAATTACTATAGGTACTAGATGGCATGATAGTGATCTTTATGGTTGGATTATGGAACCAGGGAATGAAGTTAAGGCTAATTATGAGATTATGATCAAGAAAGCCTATGAGGGAAACTTGGAAACTGGTGAAGACTTTGTTCCCCTCTGGCCCGATAAATTCAGTAAGGAGGAACTGCTAAGGAGACTCAAAGCCGAGGGCTGGTTCCATTTTTCAGCACAATACCTTAATAATCCAGTTCCAGAGGAAAATGCTACTTTTAAGAGGGATCAATTTAGGTACTATGAAGAGTGGGATGTAAGAGGAAAGACTCTCGCTAAATTCGTTCTCATTGACCCAGCTATGGTAGTCTCAAAAGAGGCCGATTATACGGCATTTGTGGTTATAGGGGTTGATGAATGGAACCAGATCTTTATTCTGGATATAGTCAGACGCAAACTTGAACCAAGTGAGCTGATTGATATGATCTTCTTTCTCAGGGAAAAATGGATGCCGAATGATGTTGCCATTGAAACTGCAGCCTTCCAGAAAATTCTGGCTTATTCTTTAAGGGAGGATAGCCGTTACAAAAGAAGGCCTTTCCATGTAACTGAACTTAAAACCAATGACCGTAATAAAGAACAGAGGATTAGGGGACTGCAACCTTTGTACCAAAATGCGAAGATTTTTCATAACAAACTGTTGCCGAATAATGTATACTTAGAGGATGAACTCATCCGTTTTCCCAAGAGCCAACATGACGATATTATTGATGCCTTGGCCTACCTGCAGGATGTTATCTATCCCGCAAAACAGCCAGCGGAAGAAAGAGGCAGGAGAAAGTGGCTTTATTAATTAAATGACAAAAGAAAGTGTAACAGGACAAGTGGACGTTTCAAAAATTAATGAATATACTCCAGAAGGTGATGAGAAGACCATGCTTGATTACGTTTACGTTAGGTTTCAAGCGATGAAAGGGTCGGAAGAGAGGCAAAAGGCTCAGGAACAATGGAAAAAGGCAATTAAAGCCTGGGAAGCCTACAGAGAAGATAGAGGGGAGGATGATTGGCAGAGTAACCACGTCGTTCCCTTAACTTCCGCGGTGGTTGAATCGGCCCTAGCTGAAGTTATTGACCAGTCCCCCCAGCCGATGATTATCCCCAGAGGATCGGAAGATGCACCCAAAGCTACAGTCATGCAGCACATGTTTGAATATGCCTGGGAAGTTTCCAACAGTGATTCGGAACTTTACGATCTTATTAAAGATGCTTTTATCTATGGAACGGCAATCGGGCAGGAATACTATCTAAGGGATCCGAGGATGATCCAGATGAGTGATGGAACGACTAAAAGAGTCTGGGGATATAACGATGTCTATCTGGAGTGTGTTAAATTGGAAGACTTTTTTGTAGATGAGACAGCCAGGGATTTCGTCGGCCCTTATGCAGCCCGCGATTGTGTCAGACGGCATATCATGGATATTGATGACTTTAGAAACTTCTTTAAAGGGGATGTTTGGGATCATCTGGGAAATGCAAAATATGTTTCCCCTGGCGGTGATACCTCCTATCCAGAATGGTACAAGCCTCCCGAAGGAATAGACAAGAGTAGACAGGTCGAAGTTTTGTGGTATTGGTCGATTAAGCCGAAAGATTGGCTTATTGTTGTTGCCAATGGGGTAGTTGTAGTCATGGGGCCAAAGCCATACAACCATAAAGAGTTGCCTTTTGCCAGGGTGGTGGATGTAAAAAGAACCCACAAATTCTATGGCAAGGGAGAAAGTGAGATTTTGGAAAGTATTAATGATGAACTGACAACCCTCCGAAGGATGGTTATAGACCGTAACCACCTGGATATTGATAAGATGTTCTTTGTTTCTTCCAGACTCAACCTTTCCGACGAAGATACTATCGCCAGACCTCATGGGACGATTGAGGTGAATGACGTCAACGGAGCCAAGGCCATCGAGTATGGAGACATTCCCAGATCGGTGCAGATGTCTATTACCAACCTGCAGGATGATGCGACTATCGCTACAGGTATTAATCCCCGTTCCCAGGCCCTCCCGACAACAGGAACTGCAACCGAGGCTGCCATTCTTAAAGAATCTACTCTTAAAAGAATCAGACTTAAAGTTAAACTTCTGGAGAGGGAGTTTTTAACCAGGATTGGAAAGTTAAGGTTAAGCAATATGCTGCAGTATTATCCTGAAACAAAACAGCGTGATATTGTTGGCGAACAAGCATCTGAAGAATATGAAAGTACAAAGATGGATACGGGAAGTCTTTTTGCCATGCCAGGGAGTGAAAGTACTCCAACTTACAAATCTGTGCCGATTAAGGGAAAAGCCCTTGATTTTGACGTTAATGGCAATCTAGTAGAATCTCCGAAAGAGGGTATGACTTTCCTGGAACTTAAACCCCAGTACTATAAACCTGGTGATTCCGAAGGTTTTGATATTAAATTTATTGCAGGTTCCACTCTTCCAGTTTCCAAACCCTTACTCCAGAGTAAGGCTACGGAAATGTATGACCGTCTGATCCAACTAGCCTCCGCGGGCATTGGTTATGATCCTGTTAAATTAGGAGACATGCTTCTTAAAGTTAATGACTTTAACGCCAATGATTACCATTTAGAAGAAGCTGAGGGTGAGGGTGGGGATACGGAAGAACAACGCACCCAGATGTTGATCGGCTTGGCCTCTTTTGAGAATAAACTAATGATGGATGGTAAAGAGGTTCCTGCAACTGCCTATGCTACCCCAGCCCATACCCAGATTCATGTAGCCTTTACCGCTTCTCCGACTTTCTTGAAGTTGGGTAAGGATAGTCCGATTGTTAAAGTAATGATTGATCACATTACTGGGGAGTTGGCTGCGGAGAACCAAAGAGAAAGCGGAGCACCTCTGGCCATTCCTGGAGCGGGAGCTGAAGGGGGGATGCCGATGGGAGCTGGATTTGAAGCTGGGGCCAGACCGCAGACGATGGTTAGTAATAATACCCCTACCCAGAACTTGGGAGGAAACCCGTTAATGACCAGTATCCTGCCTGCAAAAATACAAGGTGGCGGGCAAGCTCTGGGAGCTTAAGGTAAATATATGATTAGAAAAACTAAAGTACCAGTTAAATCTCTTCCCGCAGTTGTTGAGTGGATTTTAAGAAATGCAACAGGGCAGGAATTGGATTATATGGATAGTCTTGCTAGAAGCACTGATTTTCCTATTCTGGTTAAACTTATCGGGAAGTTTAAGGATTTTAATGTCTATGAGGTTTTTAATTATAAAATGAATAATGATCACGATCTGGCTCTTTTTAGGGCTGCCAAAGTAGGAGAGGTTGTCGCTTTCGACTCTTTTATTATGGCTTGCCAGGCTGCAAAAATTGAGGTTAAAAGACGCAGAGAACAAAGTTGATATGGCATTTGATTTTCTAAATAACCTGGGGCAGAGTCTGGCTAATTATTTTTCTCCAGCTCTTTCCACGGTTAAAAATGTGTTTGATGAATTAATTCCCACCAGGAAGGCTGCAGCTATGGGAAGTAGTGCCGTGCCTGAGATTAATGTTCCTCAACCTTCTTCCACTCCACAACCCGCGTCCATGCCTTCGGCTGAAACTTATACCCAAGGATTTAATAATTTTGGTACAGACTTACCAGTGGCCTCTTACGCTCCGCAGTTTGCCGAAGCTGCCACCCAGCTTCCCGAAACTATTGATCCCTTGCTTCCTGCGATTATTGCTTTAATGGAAACGGGAGGAGGGGTTAACACTGCAGCCAACAACAACCCTTTTAATATCAGAGGTATTCAGGATGGACAGACACAATTCATAGATTATCCCGATATTGCAACTGCTCTTTTGGGAGGGGAAAATCAGGGAGTTACCTCTTCTGGACTTTTGGGACAGCTTTTGACCAACGCAGCTTACGATTCTTTTAGGCAGAGTGGAAACCTGGAGGATTTCTTCACTAGCTACACACCTCCAGGTGAGGCTTATGGGAACCCTTCACTGGATGAATTAATAGCCAGGTATACCGATCTTAGAGATCTGTTTCCAGGATACTAGGAGGTAAGTATTATCCCTCAGGTAGAGGAGAAAAGTTGATATAGTTGACAAATAAGAACAAATCTGGTAGGATAATTTTACTATGACAGTTACAGTCGATCCGACCAATCCTAATCCTAGTCCAGATCCAACACCTCCTACACCACCTGCTGATCCGTCCATACCACCTACAAATCCGTCTGGGACACCTCCTACACCACCTGCTGGCGGGGGGGAAGGCCTTGGGGTGGATATAAACAACGCTGCTGACGTTAACAAAAAGCTTGGAGAGCTATCCCAGCAAGTCAAGGATGCAGCAGATTACAAAAAGAAAGTTGAACCCATATTAACAGCTATCTACCGCGATCCCAAAGTTTTTGCTGCAGTTAACGAGTCATACCAGGTTATTATGGGTGTCAAACAACCAAATGATCCTACGCCTGATCCTGATAATCCCAAGCCAGACGACAAAAAACCAGATAGTGAAGCAGTAAAATTGGAGAATGACAACCGTAATGCTCTTATCACCCAGGCTGTTCAGGTTTGGGAGGGTAAACATGGGATTGATAAACTAGGAAAGGATGAGAAACAGACTATTAATAATAAGGTTTTAACTGAACTTAAAGGAATCCTAGATCCTGGAAATACTGGTAAGACTGGAGCGGAGCTTTTGGCAGGCGTTCCTGTTGCCAATGTTGGGACTTATCTGGATAAGGCTTACTATCTGGCGACCCGTGAAGAAAGGGAAAACTCTATCAGGGAAAACGCCGTCAAAGAACACCAGAACTCCGATCTGGGACTTATCGGAGCAATTCCTGGCGGGTCAATTACTGAAGATAGTGTTAAATTATCTGAAAAAGAAAAAGCCATTGCCAGGAAACAAGGCATTCCAGAAGAGAAATATCTAGCCAACAAAAAAGAGATCCTCAAGCGTAAAGGCTCCATTGCTTAAGTACCCCTTGACAAGATTAGTACAATAGTTTTATACTGTTATCAACTTAAACGATATGGCAAGATCAGCAAGTACAGGATTTACTTATTACAAGTCTCTTTCGGGTAACACCGCAGCTCCAACTTCTATTCCTATAAGGGTGGCTAATTCAACTACTTTAACTTTGGGCGATGCTGTTAGGGTGAACACCTCTGGTTTAGCAGTTTTGGTAGGTGCAGGAAGTCCAGTTGGGGGTATTGTGGTTGGTCTTTACGATGAGAAAGGAATGAGTCCTTTCGCTTTGGGTTATGACTTGAGTGTTCCTAGTTGCACTCTTTCGGGTGATGACACAGTAGTTACCGCTTCCGATAACAGTTCAAGAGCTCACTATATTATGGCTGCGGTAGTTATTGATCCTGCGGGCGATATTCTTTGGCTTAATGATGCCGATGATGATGTAGCTCAAACTAATCTTTTCCAACATTTTGATGTTGTTGCTGCTTCCGATCAGATTGATGTAGCAACTGCTTCTGAAGCTAATGGACAGTTTCAACTAATCGCTCTTGATCCTGAAGCAACTGGTGGAGTAACAGCCAATGCCAGTAAAGGGGTGTTTAGAATTGCTGAAAATCAATTTGGTCTTGGAATTGATAGTGCGACAGCCAAGACAGCAGCTTAAGCCTATTGACTAAAGCTCAAAAATAATAAATAATTAAAACGATATGGCAGATACATCACAATTTGGAGATTTACTAGAACCAGGATTCTTGGAGATCTACAATGACGCTTACAAAGAAACCGAAAGGTTGTTTACAACTATCTTCAAGTCTATGGATTCCGAAAAACCAGATGAAAAGATGTCTGGTGTTTCAGGATTCGGACTTTTAACTCAGAAAACTCAGAATGCTCCTATTGAATATGAGGATCCAGTCGAGCTTTACAACACAACCTTTACTCATCTAACCTATGCCAAAGGGTTCAAGATCAGCAAAGAGCTTTATGATGATGATCAGTACAATGTAATGAATGGTAAACCCGAACAGTTGGGTAGAGCTGCCAGGAGAACCGAGGAAGTCTCAGCTGCTAATGTCTTTAATAGAGCTATGAACACCAGTTATACTGGTGGCGATGCGAAACCTCTTTGTTCCACTTCTCATCCCAGAGCCGATGGCGGAACTTCACAGTCTAATGCCAGTGCCACGGGAGCGGTCTTTTCAGAACCTAACTACGAAGTTGCTAAGTTGGCAATGAGAAAGCAGGTTGATCACAAGGGAATGAAGATTGATGTTAGACCAAGAGCGGTGGTTGTTCCTATTGATCTTGAATCAAAAGCCAAAATTCTCTTTGGCAGTAACTTAAGAAGTGGAAGTGCAGATAATGATATAAATCCTTATCTTAATGATGTTAAGATCATTCCTTGGATCTATATGGATGGATCAGCTACCAGATGGTTCCTTTTGGATACAGATTTGGCTAAACTGATCTGGTTCTGGAGAGAGAGAGCCAGTTTCAAACAAGATACAGTTTTTGAAACCGATACTGCAGCCTTCAAAGTCCGAGAGAGATTCTCAAACGGCTTCCCCGCTTGGGAGGGGGTTTGGGGAAGTAACGGAGATGCGACCACTTACTCCGACTAATTGCCTCAGTTTTTCTAATTGATTTTTCTTAAAAGCGTTCTTCCTATGAGCGGGTTTACAATATATCTGTTGTCTTTCTTTTCCTATCTTAGGGAAAAATGATTTTTTACAATATGGGCATATTTTGAGTATTCGTGGACGGGGAGGTCTTAGGTATATTCTTACTAATCTATTAAGTTCATTTTTGTAACCAAAATGTAACGTTCGGTGACAACTTTCGCAGACAGACATGATGTTCTTTGGGTCATTATTAAGAGAATTTTTGTCGATGTGGTGTACCTGGTTGGCTGGATCTCCGCAGATATCACAAAATTTTGAAATGATGTTTTTAAGTTTTTTCTTTTCTGATGCTGTTATTGTTCGATAATTTCTTATTATTTGGTGTATTCTCTGTCTCGTGACTCCTAATTTTTTTGCTATTTGGTTTTGTTTGTGCCCCTTTTTATACAGAAGAAATACTAATTCTCTATCCATGCGTCGTATTATACTTAATAATTTTACTTTCGTCAAGTTGACTTAAATATTGGTAATTGTATAATGAATTTAGGAAACGAATGGCATGACTACTAATTTTCAGTCTCTAGCTGGTAGACTGCCCACTGCAACTAGCAACCCTGCTAACCCCGTAGCGGGTGATGAGTATTATGATTCCACTAATAATTATTGGATGCGTTATAACGGAACCGATTGGATGGGTCTGGGCCTAACTACCACTACTTCTACTTCTACAACGACCACAAGCACTAGTACCTCAAGTAGTTCGAGTTCTAGTACAAGTACCACTACGAGTACAACCACGACTAGTACAAGTACCACTACGAGTACAACCACGACTAGCAGTAGCACGTCTACAACTACTAGTACGAGCACAAGTACGACAACAACCAGCTCAAGCACAAGTACGACAACAACTAGCTCAAGCACAAGTACGACAACAACAACCAGTACCAGTACATCAACCAGTACAACGACAACCGTATAACTATGGCAGGAACACACATAACAGACATTAAAGGAAGAATCAGGGTAGGAACAGTTAATCCTAGTGATCCTATCTCAGGTGATGAGTATTTCAATACCAGCACTAATTGTTGGATGTTTTGGACTGGTGATAATTGGGTTGGTTTTCCTTTTACCACGACTAGTACTAGTACCACGACTAGTACTAGCACGTCGACATCAACTAGCACAACGACAACCAGCTCAAGCACAAGTACAACAACCAGTACTAGTACATCAACGACAACGACTATATAAATATGGCAGACACACATTTTTCAGCATTAGTTAGTAAAAGAAGGGTAATAGACGAGAAGTTAACGGCTCAACCAACTGAACCAGTAACGGGGGATTTTTATTTTGATTCGCACAACAACAGGTGGGCTGTTTGGAATACTGACCAGTGGGTTTATGCTGCTGTGACCACGACAACCAGTACCAGTACAAGTACAACGACTACCAGTACATCTACAACTACTACAAGTACATCAACTTCAACCTCGACGAGTACTTCAACCTCGACGAGTACCAGTACAACCACCACCTTGTAATACTGGACAAATATGATATAATAGTTTTAATGAAAATATTATATAATCCTCCAGTTCCTAGGGGAGCTCCGATAGGAAAAGGTTACAATAACTTTATTGTGGATGGTGCTGTTATTGATTCCCTTCTTCCTGGTGAAGTAAAGCAGTATGGGGACAACGAAGCAGAACAGATAGTTTCGGTCTTCGGTTTTATCCAGGTTGTTACTCCAGAAGAGGCCCAGAAACTTTTGGAAAAACCAAGAGAAAAAGAACTTAAGTGTGATAAATGTGATTTTTCGACAGATACGAAAATCGCCCTTATTTCTCATCAGAAAAAACACGAGAAAGAGGCTCTTGCTGAAGAAGCAGCCAAAGGGATTCCCGTTGCAAAGGGAAGTAAGATGGAACAGGCTCCTGATGGAAGTCCACTCGTTAAACCGCCTGGAATAGTCACTTCTGAGAGTGAAGACATTCAAAACGGCGTTGACAAGGATGGGGTAAAATGGTATGGTGATGGTAGACAAGAAACAAGAGGGTCAATGTCTTCTACGCCCCCTTTTAATAAAGGACATTTCGGAGGACAACCCCTAAGCGATTAAAATGGTTGACAAACAAACATATTCTGAGCCAATAACAGTCTGGAGTCCCGATACTGAAGGAAATACTGTAAAACAAATCGCTACTTCTCCAAGAGAAATTACTAATCTTAAACTGGTAGCTTCAGGTGGAGCTGCACATATTGATTTATATGATAATGCTGCAGGAGGAACTAGTCCGAATGATTTAGTCTGGACGCTGGATGCTTCTACAACGGCCAACGATAGCGATCTTTTTGTAAACCCCCTCTTTTTTAAGAAAGGGATTTACGCTGTTCTGACTCAGGGAACAGGGTTTAATCCTCAACTTTCTTTGGCTATCATCCCCGATAAGGCATAAAATCCTCTTGACAAATACGACTAAATATGTATAATAGACAGTATTCACATGCCAAACTCTCAAAAGCGAATAGTAATCTTTACAACCTTCTCGGAATACTCTAAAGCATACTCGTTAAATGTTGTTGTTCAGGATCAGTTAAAGATGCTTCTTAATGCTGGATACTCTCCTTGTGTTATTGTAAATGAGGGTTTTGAACCACAGGGAATTTATGCTGATGAAAGGGTTACAATCAAAAAGATTCCAAATGTGGCGGTCTTTAATGAAGTCAAAAAAGATGAAAATTTTGATGGGGATGTAAAGGCCCTTGAAAACGCTCTTGATTCTATTATAAAAGATGTGGATATTGTTCTTACCCATGACGTTGTCTATCAAAATGCCTGTCTTAAACATAATCTTGCTGCTAGAAAAGTAGCGACTAAATACCCCAATGTTAAATGGCTTCACTGGATACACTCTGCCACCTCTCCACAGATCCTATCGGCTCTAAGACCTATTTTCGGGGATGAATACCAGGAGATTGTTAAAACTCCCTTCCCTAACTCCTACTATGTTTTCTTTAATCATTACTCGATTCCCAGGATTGCTGAAAATTTTGGCGTTCCTGAAGAGAGTGTGAGAGTTGTGCATCACCCAAGTGATTTAAAGGAAGTGTATGGCTTAAGCGAAAAAGTAGATAAATTCGTGAGGGACAAGAAAATCTACTCTGTAGATGCGGTCTGTGTTTATCCTATTAGGCTCGATCGTGGGAAACAGGTTGAGGTAGTAATTAAGACTATGGCCATGCTTAAGGAATTTGGAATGAGCGTAAGGGTTATTATTGTTGATTTTCATTCAACAGGTGGGGATAAGGTCGATTACCGCGATGAGTTAAAAACCATGGCTATTGATTGGGGCTTGAATAGTGACGAAATTATCTGGACTAGCGAGACTTATGATGATTGGGCAGCAGAAGTTGATCACAGTGATGTAATGTCTCTTATGAGAATGTCCAATGTTTTTATTATGCCTTCAGTTTCCGAGTCGTATTCTTTAATTACCCAGGAAGCTGGAATGAATAAAGTTGTGGCTGTCTTAAACTTTGATTTTCCTCCTTTTAGAGATATTTTTGGCCAAAATGCAATTTACAGGAAGTATTCCAGTAATATTGATGTTATGAATGGAATGGATGGTAATACAACTACCGAGTATGGGCCCACGAAGGCATCTCCAGAAGAGAGAAAAATGCACGAGAAGATCTATCACAAAGAAACTGCGGGGATGATTGCAGCTAAACTCAGAAGTTATAAAGATCTGGCTCTTTCGATCTTTTTGAGGAAGTATAGGAATTTAGACTATGTATTTAAACAAGAACTTGAGCCTCTATTTTTTGAAGAAAAAGCATGATTAGAGCAGATTTATTACCAAAAGAGTGTAGTAGGTGTGGCAACGATTTAATGACTGGGCGAGCTGTCATACATTTGCCATTCAAAAAGATGTATATATCTTTTTGTTCTGTTTGTGTTATTGGCTTAGGAATGTCAGACCTGTTTCAGGGAAAAAGTACTACTTCTAAACAATGGGACAATTTTTGGAGTCAAAAAATAAAAGGTAAAAATGAATAATTCTTGCGTAATCGGCTATGGTATGGTTGGACAGGCAACTGCTAAACTTTTCGGAATAGATAAACATTTTGACATTATTACCGAAAAGTCGAATATGACTTTAATTGAAGCCTCGAAGTGCAGGGTGATATTTATTTGTATACCTACTCCAGAAATTGATGGTAAATACCTGGTTGGTGATATTGTAAATATGGTTACTCAGATTAAAGATCTTGGGGGAAACTCTGTTTTTGTTATCAGATCTACTGTCTTTCCTGGTTTTGCAGATTATTTGAAAAGTGAGGTAGGAGTAGATGTTATTTCTAATCCTGAGTTTTTGACCGAGTCTACTTGGGAGAAAGATACCCAGTATCCTCCTTTTGTCATTTTGGGTGGTGAGCCAGGATCTTCTTTGGATATAGTTAAAGGTATGTACGATTCGCGTATTAAATCAGCCAAAGTTATAGTTACTGATAATAAAACTGCTGAAATGGCAAAACTTGCTCTTAATGGTTTTTTTGTGGCTAAAGTTGTATATGCTAACGAAATTTATGATATGTGCCAGTCTCTCGGTATGAATTACGGAATCGTAAAAGAGGTTTTTGAAAAACATCCATTCGGATATAAAAATCACGCTGAGGTTTATCACAAGGGTGGGCGTGGTGCTGGAGGGAAGTGTTTGAAAAAAGACATGCGAGTTTTGGCTAATCTTTCTTCTTCTAAGTTGCTGGCGACTATAAATGAAACTAATCAGTATTTACTGGAGGAGTATCCTAAAAATGGAAATAAAACCGCTTAATAATATAATTTTAGCTAAGATTTTGGAAGAACCAGAGGATCATTCAAAATCCAGTATTGCTTTGCCAGGAGAGGATAGGGCTGGAAGGTTTATAAAACTAGAAGTTTTGGATGTCGGTGAACTTGTAAGCGTCATTGTTCCTGGTGACAAAATTATAGCTAATAATCTATTTGAGATTATTAGCCTTAGAGAACCGAAAATTGGGTTTATTAATTCTAAGGATGTATTAGGGATAATTAAAAAATGAGTGATTTAACTATTTGCCAAGACTGTCAGAAAAACCCTGCAATTTATGGGGATGGTGTTACATGGTCAAGGTGTGCGGAGTGTCAGTATAAACACGACAAAGAAAAACCCGTTGCTGAGGCTCAAGCTCCAATAGAAGACGGTTCGGGTTTTGAACATAAAACCATTCCTGGTCTAACTTCAATTATTATGCCTGTATATATGGTTAGTTATACCCTTTTTCATTATACGGGAAACGCTATCGGATCTATCCGTGAGCATACTAAAAAAGGAGATTATGAACTTATTGTGGTTGATGATGGTTCTCCAATCAAGCCTCCGAGTGAAAAGTCATATTACGCAGATAAGGTGATTGTGAATAAAGAAAACCAAGGAGTTACTAAGTCGTGGAACAAGGGCATTAGGATGTCTTTTGGGGAGTATGTTGTTTTAGTCAATAATGATGTCCAGGTGTTTAATGGCTGGCTTGAAAATATGAAGGGAGTTATAGACCGTGGGGAAGCTGATCTGGTAATGGCTCACCCAATGTACTCATTAACAGAACCTTTTGCCAGAGCTACGGAAGCAAGTGAAGTTCTGTCTGGAATTAGAAAGTTTGACCCAATAGTACGGGATTTTTCTTGTGTAATGTTTAAAAAGACTTTGATAGACGAACTTGGTTTATTTGATGAGGATTTTATATCTTACTGTTCGGATATTGAATTTTTTGATCGGATGGACAAGGCTGGAAAGAAGTATATTGTTTGTGATAAGGTCGCGGTTCACCATGTAAGTGATGCTACTGGATTTTCTGTTCCTGAAACTCCAGATGTGATGAATAAAGATAAGGCTACTTATGAGAAGAAGAAAAACGAGGTTCCAGTAGTTCCTTCTCCAGTTCTTGCGGATGAACCTATTGCTCCACCAAAAGAGGAAGCGAGGAAAGTAGAAACTAAAAAGAGTGACAAATTAATCAGGGCTGCCAATACTGGGGATAGAATCTATTTTATAGGTAAGGATGGGAAGATTCACTGGATTATGAATCCAGAAGTATTGCATGCTTTGGGTTTTGAGTTTGGGCAAGATACCACCTTGCCTGTTGAGGAGTTCGCGAAGTATGAGAAAGGAGAGAATGTTAGCTTAACTAATGTTGAGCAGTTTAAGTAATATGCCCCGTTTTTCAATTATAACTCCAGTACATCTCTGGTCGCAGGGGAGGGTGAATGACTTCTTAAGGTGTATTCAGTCGGTGAGGAATCAAACCTTTAAGGATTTTGAATGGATTGTTGTAAATGATGGATCAACAATGCCTTTTCTCTGGCACTCTATTGAGGACATTGCTAAAGTCTTTACTCAGCCTCACCTTGAGAGGGTTGTGGCATATAATAAGGCTTTTAGTGAGATGAGTGGGGAGTGGGTAGTTTTTTTAGATTCTGATGATGAGATTGATCCACAAAGTCTGGAAAAGTTGGATAAAATTATAAAGGATAATCCTAAATACAGTTTGTTTAATTTTGGATGTAAGTTTATTCACAAAGATGGTAAAGAAACTTTCAGAGATCCTTTTGAACCTAAAAGAGAGAAAGTTGGCCACGAAGTATTTGGCGGAGGAAACATTGTTAACGGAACTTTTATTTTTAAGAAAAAGGTCTGGGAAGAGATGGGGGGTTTTCCAGATCAGGATATTGAAAATGTGGATTGTTCTGAAATCAATTATGGGGGTGTAAGGAATCTTTCAATGTGTAGTCCATGGGATTTTTCCGCGTATTATCAACTTAAATATCCAGAAGTAAGAAAGTATTTTATGGTCGATCATGAAATGGAAAAAGATAAAATTGTGAAAGAATTAGGAAATCCCTGGGGTCAAGATTGGGCCTTGTGGTATACCTATACTAGAAAATATCATAGTTTGCCGATTAAAGAGTATTTGTACTGGGTTCACCCACGATAATGGAATCAAAAGTAGACATTTTTATTTGTAGTTATTTAAGACAACCTTTTACGGCTGAAACTATAAAATATATTAAAGAAAGAACAACCACTCCTTATAAGTTGTTTTTATTGGATAATGGTGGTAACTCTGAATTTGCTTCACAAGTTGATTACTACGTCGGTTTTAAGCAAAACATGGGCATACACGCGATTTGGAACACAGCTCTTGCTTTGGCTACGACTGATTATTTTATAACTACAGATAATGATATTTTGGTTCCTTCCTTAGATCCTGATTGGCTTTCTCAAATGATTAAATTTATGGATGAGAGGCCAGATTATGGAGCAATCTCAATGCACCCGCATGTCTTTATAGGAGCTTTAGGGATTGATCCTAATGACCCACAAGATGTAGTTGAAAGAAACATGTGCGGAGCGGTCATGAGAATTATGAGAAGATCTGCTGTTATGCAGGTTGGGGGTTGGGAACACAAAATTGATCCTAGACGTAATCATGAAGAGAGAACTATTTGTTCAAGATTGCAAGACAATGGATATAAAGTTGGGATTTGCTCAAGAATACGGGCATATCACAACTTTGGAAAGAAGGTAGGAGGAAATTGGGGGTATCCATCAGAAATTACTCCAGAGATTCAGGGACACAATCCAGCCATTGCAGAATATGTATTATCTTTCGATAATCGTGATTCTTATAATGAATTAACATGGATGCCAAAGTAATAAAAGTAAAAGCTAAATGCGGATGCCTTCTTGAATCTCATCCAGTTCGTGTTAACAAGAAGTCTAAATATCACGAAGTTGACTATATTATAAAACGCTGGACTATAAGTGATCCTTGTAAGGCTCATGCTACGAATTATGCTAAAAAATCAGAGAAAATATTTCGTAAAATAAACAGGAAAAGAGGAAAAGGTTATACTAGGAAAGGTAATAAAAAATAATGGCAGGACATTTTGGAGGCAATCCATACAAATGGGACTATCCAGCGGGAGTAAATAATCCTCACGTTACCCGTTATTTTCTTGCAAAGGGGTTTATCTTTCCATGGGAAACTGTTTTAGATGCTGCTTGTGCAACTGGGTATGGAAGCAAACTCATGGCCCAGAATTGTAAGAAGGTTATTGGAATGGAGATTGATGAAGGGTGTGTAAATGTTGCCAACGGCAACAAGCCAGAAAATTGTGAGTTTGTTTGTGCTGACTTGGACAAGGCAGAACTTCCCGACGTTGATGTTGCAGTAACTATTGAAACAGTAGAGCACCTCAATGACATGCATCACTTTGTTAATCAGCTTCATAAACATGTTAAAAGGTGTATTATCATCACCGTTCCTATAGGGGGAACATCTTTCGCTTATGTTAATGAACCTCCGTCTCCAGCCACGGAAAAGAATGATTTCGGAAGTGGATCGGATGTGGATAAGTTGATTGCTCCAGAAGGAAGTGAATGGAAACACTTTAATAGTTTTACATACGGATATAGTTATTTTGCTATTTATTTTAAGGGTCAACCAGAAGTTCCTGAAGGTTGGCCTCCATTATCATGAAAAACCCAAAAACATATTGGGACTATTTAGTTGGGGATGGGAGATCTTACCAGATGGGTGCTCAGAGACAGCGTGTTTTTGCCATAGACACAATGTTAAAACATTCTGTCTCTGGGTTTCTTGATGTTGGTTGTGGGACAGGGCCAATGTACGAAATAGTCAGAGACAGGAAAATAGACATAGGCTACAAAGGCACTGATTATTCGCCAGCGATGATCTCCGTTTGTAAAAAGAGTTTTCCAGAAGCCAGTTGGGAAGTTGAAGATGCAAGACACTTAAAGGAAAAGGACGGAACTTGGGATTGTGTTCTTTTAATGCACTGCTTAGATCATCTGGATGACTACAAAGCTGCTATTAGAGAGGCTGCTAGGGTGTCAAAGAGGTATGTTTGTATTGTTTTGTGGCGTGGCTTTGTCGATGACGGGGATCGGCTGAATGATCGGAATATGTACGGAAAAGAAGAAGGTGAAGAACCTTGGGAGGATACTCATCTCCACGAATACTCCAGAAAGATTTTGGAGGATGAGTTTAAAAATAACCAGCTTGAGATTGTTGAAACGTGTGATGGGGATGCTATAAACGAGCCTGGTAAGTATAATTTTATGTATTTTTTGAAGAAAAAATGATCAAACCAGAGGATGTCACCATCGTAATTCCTCACCTTGGCAATACTCCAGAGTCAGAGTTTGTTTTGGATCAATGTCTTCTTTCTCTAGTAGAAACTGCACCTTTGATTAAAAGGGTTGTTGTTAAAAATGGCTCCCATTGTCGTCATGGCGGGGATATTTTAATAGAAGCACAAGGACAATGTAAAGCAGTTAATGCGGGAGTGGCGACTGTTAACACTCCTTGGATTATGGTTACTAACGACGACATGATTTATGCACCAGGGTGGTTTGAAAAATTGACTGAATTTGGAGCTTCCGCTTGCATGAGTCCGCGACTGGTTGAACCAAGACCAGGTGCACCTACTTTTGTGACTGAGTTTTGTGGTGGAGCTGGAGGGGATTTTAATAAAATTAAATGGTTAGAATTTGCCAAGAATTATATGAAAGGTCAGTATATCCAGGAAAAAGGTTTTAATTTACCATTTCTCATTAAAAAGGAGTTATGGGATGTAATTGGTGGATATGATGTTAATTTCGACCCCTGGGGTTCAAATTCCGACTCGGATCTGGAATATAAAATTAGATTAGCAGGAGTTCAGCCTATGCAGGTTCGTGGTTGTGTTGTTTACCATTTCTCTCAAACTTCTGGGATTTTTTCTCCAGAGCATCAGGATGCTTGGGATAAAAACTGGCAATATTTTATAGATAAATGGGGTTTCCCAAGAACTGATGAGGGTATCTGGGAAGCTAATTTTACGATTCCTTTAGATAAATTGAAATTCAATCCAGAGTGGAAAGGAAAATATGGCAGCATTAACTGAAGAAATAAAAGAACAACTTGAAAAGTATGAGATGGATGGTTGGCTTGAAGATTGGGACGTGGAATGTATCGCTCACGAAGTTTCAAAACTTGAACCAGGACAGACTTATTTGGAGATAGGAGTGGCTAGGGGAGTTAGTTCAACTATTGCTTGTTTGTGGGCGAAAGAGGGAGTGAAGGTTAAAGGAATTGATATTATCAACTGGGCTGATCGGGAGCAGAAAATGAAGGGAATTTTGAATCATTTTGGAAAGAATTTGGATATGTGGGAGTTTTTGGAGGGAGAGTCCCAGATAATGGCTAAGTACTGGAAAGGGGGAATGATTGATCTTTTGTTTATTGACGGAGATCATACCTATGAGGGGGTACTAAAGGATATTATCTCCTGGCTTCCTTGGGTAAAAAAGGGTGGAACCATTATGTTTGATGACTACAATGATAAGACTGGCGTAAAACAGGCGATAATAGACACAATTAAAGATCACTCTCTTTATCAGAATTATTCAATAGATAACGAAATGTTTATTTTGAGAGTATGATTATAAATTTTATTGGAAACTACCAGTCTGGATATGTGGGCGAGCTGGCTGACGAATCTCACTTAGCGGATTCGTTAGTTAATCTCGGTCATACTGTAAGAAGGATCCCCCGTGATGTTTGGAGGGAGTGGGTGCTTGGAAACTATAAAGAAAGGCCAAGAGAAATACCAGAGCAGATGAAAGCGGATATAAATATTATTGCGAAATGGCATCATTTTTTTGATGGCAGGTTTATAACTACACTTCGCGAACAATCTGAGGCTCCTGTTTTCTATTGGGTTTGGGATTACATGCACGATCAGGCGTTTCCAGAATGGCATGTAAGCATGGCAAAAGAAGCGGATCTATATTTATCGGGTGAGGCTGGTGTTTTTTCTGAATATATCAAATTAGGAATCAAGCCTTACTATTTTCAATTTGACGTTTGTGATGGTAGACTTCCAGTTTTCAGCTTCCCAGAATCTGAAAAAATACACGACATATCCTTCTTTGGAAGTTATTTGGGGCAGGGAGATAGAGTTACTTGGCTGAAGGAAATAAACAAAGTATATCCAATTAAGATTTTCTCTTGGAATTATGAAGAATGGAGGAAAGAGGGTTTTGATGCAAGTCCAGCAGTTTATGGGCAGGAATTTAATCAAGAGGTTGCTAAAAGTAAGATTATTCTTGGTTTTAATGTAAACGCTAATTGTTGGGGCTACTGGAGCAACCGTGTCGGCAAGGTAACCGTAGCTGGAGGGTTCTTGTTGCAGCAGTATGCTCCTGGAATGGAACAGTTTTTGACCAGTAATGTGGACTATTTCAGTTCTCCAGAAGAGGCAATAAATAAAATAGGTTTCTATTTAACTCCAGAAGGAGCCGAGATTAGGAACAAGAAAATTGAGGATAGTAAAAAATATGCTTATAAATTCACTTCACAGTATAAAGTAGCTCAGTTGGTTATTTTGATTGAAAGATATTTAAAAGGGAATCCTAAACTTTGGAATAAGTTGCCTTAGACATGCCTAGAAAGCGGTTTAGAAACAAAAGAAGAGCTAATATACTTCACTTTAAGAAAAGACTTTATGAGAGGTATGCTATTGATTTAACTTTTGAAGAGATTGATAGGTTGGCTCTTTTTATTACGAATAGCGGAGTTAAATATTTTATCCAGAGATTATCAACAACAAGGAATCTTTTTAAGGTTCCTATAGACGATCAGGATGTTTTAGTGATTTATGATAAGAAGCAGCATAGCCTCTTAACGGCTTTGCCAGAAGGTTCAGAAGTAGATGATTATTACCAAGAAAGTATTGACAATCATAGTTAAATATGATATTATACAGGTAAATGACACATTACAGTAAAAATAATAAATTTTCTTCAGCCATCGAAAAAGTTTTAAAAAAGTTTAGTGTACCTCCTAAAATTAGAGTAATACCTATTAAAAAGACTAAGGAAGAGTATGAAAAAGCTAAATTGTTATCTGCACTCATTGAACACAACTGGTCAGAAATTGACGAGAGAATAAGTAAAGAAATTGTCAGGCCGATGGCAAGGTGTTATTTGTACGGTAAACATAAATGGATTGGTTGTGGGAAAAAAGACAGGCATGTTTGTAGAATTTGTGGTCGGGAAACAGGAGTCCTTTTTGACCCTATTTATTACTCTTTTTAAATATGAAAATTGCAATAGCTGATGAGACTAATTTAAAATTCATGAAAGATACCAAGGAACATTGGGAAAATCTTGGATATGAAGTGAAATTTGAGTCTGGTGCTTCTGAGATTCTTGCTCAATGGGCTGATGTTTATTGGGTTGAATGGTGGTCGAATAATATCCATTATCTTTTTAACTGGTATAAAGAACATCCTGAAGCCAAAAAGCCGAAGTTTATTGTACGTGTGATTGATTGGGATTTCTGGGTTAGGGGAGTCCGTTCTCAAGAGATGGTAGACTTCGTAGATTGCTTTGTAGCACTTGCTCCGCATATAGAGGAACGTCTTAGAACAGAAAAGGATGATACTACAGGTAAACCAATAGAATGGGGTTCTAAACTGCATTTGGTAAGGCCAGGGGTTAATTTGGATAAGTTTACTCTAAAAATTAAAAAAACTGATGGATTTCAGTTGGGAATGGTTTTAGGAGATTTTTGGCCTCAAGCAAAGAACCACATGGGCGGGTTAGACATTTTTACAACCCTATATCGGGAGGATGATCGTTTCAGGCTTCATTTGCGGGGTCAGCATGAGGGTGGACAATATTGGCCAGTTATGTATGAACATTATTTGGACAGTCGCGGAATAAGAAATGCAGTGACTTTGTATCCTCCACAGGAGGATATGAATGAGTGGTATGAAAATATAGACATTTTACTTCATCCAGGCATGAAAGAGGCGTTTAGTTATGCTATTGCTGAAGCTATGGCTAAAGGCATCCCTCCTGTTGTGAATCAGTTTTACGGCTCTGAAGATATTTGGGGTTATGATAAAGGTGTTTATTTATACCAAACTCACGAGATAGCTATCAAGCATATTTTATTATTGGTAAAAAGAGGCGAAGCAATTAAAGTACTGATGGGTGAAGAGTTAAGAAAATTGATTTCATGTAATTATCCCAATGAAAAAATGTTTAAGGAAGTAGATAAACTTTTGGATGAATTAAAATGAGCGGAAGATATTCAAGAAACAAAGGTGCAGACGGTGAAAGGGAGATTGTTAATTTTCTTAAGGAGCATGATATTCCATGCAAAAGAATATCTATGCTTGAAACTGGGCATGAGAGTCTAGGTGATGTGGAAGTTGCAGGAATTTGGAAGGGGCAGGTAAAGGTTGGATCTCATGTCCCCAAGTTTATTTCAGAAGCTCTTGCAGGACAGGACATGCTTTTTGCCAGACGGGATAGACAAAAGTGGACAATAACTATGGATCTGGAATGGTTTATTAAAAACTTTTTCCTGTATCGTAAGTTACCCTATTCAAAATGAATGACTGGATTACCAAACGAAAATTTTTAACGAAGAAAGAGTGTCTAAATTGCCACAAAAAGTTTATACCTACTCATAGGTACTTAAAAGTAATTCAAAAATTTTGTTCTTCTAAATGTAGAGAGAACCAATTAGTTTCTATATGCCCAGTTTGTAAAAAGAAATTTACTTGGGATAAGCATGGTAAAAAAAGGTAACTATCCCTTGACAACAGGTAAAATATGAAAACAAATTATACAAAAACACACGCATTTGAAATAGATGGCACTGTTGAAGTGGGGTGGAATAAGTCCCCTTATTGTGTTTGTGGTTTACCAGAAGATAATCCTATACATGGGTGTGATTGTGAGCAAGCAGGAGAGCCTTATGAAGATTGTCCCAAACATGGTTTAAAGGTATCGAAATCGAGAGGTTTAAAACCCATAAACATCAAGGAGTTATTTTATAAGAGAATCGGGGAATATGATGTTACTGATGTCGAAGCTCAGGGATATAGTATTCAGAAAGTTGATGACGCTCTAGATTTTGTATTAAGCGAAATTTTAGAAGAATTGAACAAGGCTTTAGAAAATTTGCAAAAAGCTAAAGAGGCGTTGAAAGAATAATATGAAATATATTGATTTAGAAAAATACTACCTATGCGGAATAGGTTCGCATGGAGAGATAAAAGACTTTAAGGTTGGAATCTACAACCCAAATAGAGAGAGCTTTAGTTTCAGTAATGGCTCTTACAACGCAATGGAGTTGTCTAAAAAGCCAGATAGTGGCAGTGAGGCTTATGTTATTTCAGCCACTCCTTTGCAGGAAATTGACGACGCTGAATTGTTATACAAATATGAAAACAATGTTTAACGTTTACCTGCTATGAGGGGATACTTACCTAAAAAAATAAGGAAATATTGTTCAATTGAGTGTACTAGACTAGGGAGAAGAAATAGATTGAATTTGATTTGTGTTTGGTGTAATAATCCTTTTTGGATTAGAGCTAGTCGCCCAAAATATGCAAATATTAGGTGTTGTTCGAAAAGATGTTCTAATGCTTTAAAACAAAGTACTAAAAAAACAAGAAGCGAAATATTAAAAAAATATAATAATAAACTAGAAGTTAAGTTAAAAAAGCGAGAATATCATTTTGGAGGATTTTATAAGTATAAATTAAGAGAGAAAGCTCTTAAGAGAGATAGTTTTACTTGTCAAATATGTAAATCAAAAAGAGGTTTAGTAGTGCATCATACAGATGGTAATAGGTTTAACAATAAACTTTCTAATTTAATTACTTTATGTAAAAGGTGCCATCCAAAAATTCATGGAAGTAGGGAATTAAAAGACTGGAGAATTTTTATATAAATGAATACTTGGGAATATCGTTCAAAAGCAGTTATAGAAAGTGATGATTTTTGTGATGTCTGGAATAGATCAGGCTTAAACTTTATCTTTTGTTGGCGTAGTAAATTTCCTAAATTTAAAATTTCTTTATTTGCTATTCCTGGTAGGGTTAGTAAAGAAATGATTAAACTTCTCGAACCACATAATGATTTTATAGAATTACTGGTTCATGGATTCAATCACGAGTCTAATTTTGAGAACTATAGTTGGGATTATGATAAAACAATGAGGATAATGGAACGCGTAGAAGGAATGGGGGCTTTTAAAAAGTATTACAAGAGTCCTGGCTGGTGTATTACCCCTGGATATAATGGTTATCCAGCAGATGAAAAAGCATTGATTAGTAAAGATCCTCAAGCAATATATAAAGCATTAAGAGATAGAGATTATGTAATTTTCGATAGGCATTATAATAAGCCAGCTCGTCCAGAAGGATGTAAAATTGTTTGTGTAGATGACAATCCAATAATAATTCATTCGCACACATGGCCTATGGAAACTGGGGATAAAGAATCAAGGAACGGTTTTCAGCAGATTGAAGAAGAACATGGTGTACCTTGGGATCAAGATACCGAATTCTATTTCGTTTCAGAAGCTTGGGAAAAAGGATTATTTCAACCGTGCAAAGACTGATTACATTTGTTTACCCAATTATCAGAACAGACTATATCAAGAAGTCTGTAGAGTCTCTTTATAAATATACCGATAACTCCAAATTTAATGTGATCGTGGTCGATCAATCTATAAACGGATTGGATAAAGAGTGGACTGATAAATATGTTCATCTCTATATCAGGATGAAAAACCAAGGGTTTTCCAAGGCTGCGAATGAAGGTGTTGTCCATGCCCTTAGGTGGCAAGTTCCTTATATCTGTGTGGCTAATTGTGACACGGAGTTTATATACCAAGGTTGGCTTGAAGATGCTCTGGAAGAGTTTAAGACTGACGAGAAGATCCTAGCAGTTTGTCCAGAATCCCCTAGGGTTCCTATGTGGGGTTATGGACTAACTGAGGGGGAACAGGTGGATATTCTACCCTACAAAGAAGAATACACTAAGGAAGATATAGAATATCTTAAAAAAGGTGATTATAACAAAGATGAAATCCAAGGTAGGTATACTTTTAAGATTCCTGAGAGTTTTCCTTTTACTAAGCGTGGAGTAATTGATGGAATTGCCATGTGGCTCCCTATCTTTAAAAGAGAGTCTTTTATTGAAGTAGGGATGTTTGATGAAAGATTTGTTTGGGGTGGAGGAGAAGACTATGATATGCTTGCTCGTGCTTATTCATGTGCCTGGCCAATAGAACGTGACACTTGTGATGAAAGGTATCACAAACGTATGGTTTCTACTATGCGGTCTTGGGTTTGGCACTGGTGGGGACAGAGTAAAGACAGTAAGGGAGAGCTGGATCCTGCTTTGTTTGAAAGTAAAGAACCATGGAACAACCTTGGTGATTTATATCCCCCTGTCCTTAATGGTGGCTTTAACGTCGACCCGTGGGGGCATTGGAAAGATGAGAGTGGCATAAGACATCCCTTCAAGCGTATTCCTTCAATTAAATGTGATCCTCTATAAATAGTAAGTAGGGTATAATAGAGGGTAGTATGGCAATAGCAGTCGATACATCCGCTAGTTTGGGGAGTGCTTCAGCAATAAGTTTAACAGCTTCATATATTTGTGCTGGTTCAAAATCTACTTCCACTTCATCAACTACAACTAATGCTCCTGCAACTGATATGGAATATATTCTAGATATTATAATTATGGAGGAAATATAATATGGCATTACAACTAGATCAATCATATTCAGCGACAATAGACGATTACGGTGCAGTTGCGTATCCAGGGCAAGTAAATTCAGCTCAACAATTTACTTGTGGTGTTAGTGCTCAACATTCACAAGTTAAAATATATTTAGCGAAGGCTGGTTCTCCAACTGGTGATATTTGGTGTGAATATTGGACTGATAGTGGTTCAGATCTTCCTGGTTCTCTTATTACTGATGCTATAAGTTCAACTCTTGATGTAAGTTTATTTACAACATCTTACGTAGAAAAGACATTCACCTTTTCTACACCACCATCCATTTATTCAACAACAAAATATTGGATAGTTTTTAATTCTGATGTAACTACAAATGTGACTAATTATTTAAGAGTTGGGGCTGTTGCG